CAGAATTATAATGAGGAGAATTAACAAATGAGTAAAATGATAAATGGTTTCAAGTTAAGTGGTGATGGTGTTATTAGAAAAGCAGATGGTGTCTGTATTCCTAACAGTGATGGAAACCGTGACTGGAAACAATATCAGGAATGGCTGGCCGAGGGTAACACCCCGGAGCCTGAATACACCCTTGAAGAAAGGCTTGCCATGGAACGGGCTAATGAGATCAATGAACTGAAAGCTGACTTACGTGCAGCCCAAGTCTGGCAGTTCCGTATGATCGTGGAACTGTTCAAGGTGTGCAAACAACTCGGTGCCACCAATGCTGATGTAGATCCTGACGTTCTGGCAAAGGCTCAGTCATGGACAGCCAAGCTTGACCGTCTGAAGGAGATTGACGAATAATGAAATTAGAATTTGAACAAGGTAAGATCACCATTCAAGCTGATGCTTCAGCCTGGGGGCCATTTACATTTGACCTCGAAGGTGGGATACCGTCTGGTCGAACAGTTGCCTCAGCCGTTGTGAAGTCCTACCTGGGAAGGGTTAAGCCGGATGACTCCGACATACTGTCTACGTTCACAGAGACTACGTCTGAGTTGATCAATGCTAATTCGATGTCCAGTAGCTACGTGGTTGCCGTTTACTTTGACCGGCCTACCACTGCAGCCTACATAAATGCTAAACACTCTATCGTGATTACCTTCACACTGGATGCTGCAGGTGGTGGTGGAACTCACTCAGCTTTCTTTTATATGGTAGAGGTTGTCTAAGACTGGAAGGAGTCAAAGATGTCACACGAAGATTTTGAATTTGAATATACAGCAAACGACACGTTTGCAAAGGTGCACGTGTCAGATGCCAAGTATCTTTTTATACGTGGTTCGGTTGGGTCAGGAAAGTCTTCCGGCTGCATACTGCATTGCTTCTTGAATGCAATGGAACAACCACCCGGACTGGACGGTGTACGACGAAGTAAGTATGCCGTCCTTCGAGCATCGTATCCAAATTTAAAATCAACCACGATTGACTCGTGGATCAACGACTGGTTTGGTCCACTCATTGATATTGTATACGACATACCGATCCGTGGCATAATAGAGATGGACCACCCAGACGGTAAGACCAAGATTGAAATGAAGCTTGTGTTCTTGGCCCTGGACAGGGAAGAGGATGTCAACAAACTGCAGTCTCTTCAGTTGACAGGTGCTCACCTTAACGAGACGGCTGAGATACCAAGAGGTGTATTTCAGATGCTCAAGTCTCGAATTGATAGGTACCCGAAGGTCAGGGACATCAGTAAGGTACACCCGGATTACCGGGAACAGTATAGGCCGTTCCTAAACAAGTACGGCAAGATCGGAGCATTCAAACCATTTATAATCAGTGACTACAACTCCATTGCAACCGAGCACTGGCTGTATCAGATAGCTGAAGTTGAGAAACCAGACAAGCACATGTTCTGGACTCAGCCACCAGCTCTGCTGATGTGCCATAAGTCTCAGGGCTTTGTTGAAGATGCCGACCACAACTGGTATAAGTTCAATCCACTTGCTGATAACCTGGAGAACTTGACTGAGGATTATTATGTCGATCAATGCCAAGGTGCTGACCCAGACTGGATCTCTGTATTCGTGCTTAACAATTATGGTTCACTCCGGGCAGGTAAGCCGGTATATAAAATGTACGATGACAAAGTCCACTATAAGGACGAGCCTTTCGAAGTCTCGAAGGGTATCCCTATTATCGTTGGACTGGACACAGGACTCACTCCTGCTGCTGCTTTCATGCAGTTTACACCAACGGGAGAACTGGTGGTCTTTGACGAGATTGTTACGGAAGACACCAGTATCCATGAGTTTGCTTATGACCACCTTTGGCCTCTCATTCGAAACAAATACAAGGGGCACAGGTTTGAAATGTTTGTTGACCCTGAGAATAAACGTGGCCAGACGGATAAGAAAACTGCTAAAGATATTCTTATCAAAGCTGGTCTCCCAGTTGAACTCGGCAAGAGTAACAACCTGGCTCAACGTTATGAATCGGTGGTCTTCTTCCTGAGAAAGCAGGGAGGTTTCAGACTGACACCTGACGTGCCTGTGATACGTAAAGGATTCATCTCAGAGTTTAAATACGAGAAGGTATCCACTACAGTGCAGGGAATTAAATGGAAAGACAAACCGGAAAAGAACATATACTCCCACGTTCATGAGGCCTTGCAGTATGGTGCCATGGAATTTGTTGAAGGAAAGATATTCAGAAAGAACGTGGCTAAACGACAATCACATCAGACACCGGCTGACAACACAGCTGGTTACTAAGGATGAAATATGGCAACCGAAAAATCAGAGTTCGACAAAACGTTCGAGCAGATAAAAAACACAGAGCCTAAACGTGATGTGGCTACAGACGGCCAGACCGAAGAGCAAAAGATGGCAGCAGTTGTACTGACACCATACGAAACTGATCTCGGTTCCAACATGAATCAAGAGTGGCAGATGGCAGAGTCTGAGAAGCTATTTGACGAGAAAAGGTTTATCCGTGCCCTAAGGCAATACCGTGGTCAGTATGATCCGGAAGTATTCAGTAAGATACATCCGAACAGATCCAAGGCTTTTATTCGGTTGACCAGGACGAAGGTAAAAACCTACGATGCTCGTATGATGGACATTAAGTTCCCGGCTAATGATGACACAGACTGGAACATAGAACCCACACCGGTACCAGAGCTGACACCTGAGTTTATCCAGGAGATAGCAGCTCAGATAATGGACCAGACCGGAACTGTCCCAACACCAGACGAGATCCTAAACATCATGGTTATCCAGGCTGACAAAGCTGCTAAGGCCATGAGCAAAGAGATTGCAGACCAACTTGCTGAGTTTGATTACCGATCGGTTATTCGAGACGTGATACACTCAGGACACGTGTATGGTACAGGTGTTCTAAAAGGACCCATGGTCAAAGAGGTTATCAGTAAACGTTGGCACAGAGCTGGTGGTACCTGGAGTCAGGTTAAAATAAAACGTCTTATTCCGACAGCTCAGTTTGTTTCTATCTGGGATATTTACCCAGATCAGAGTGCCAAAGAGTTAAAGGATTGCCGGTACGTGTGGCAGAAACATCTGTTCAGCAAGAACAATTTATACAAACTTTCTAAACGGGATGACTATAATGGTGAGGCCATCAAGGCCTTCATGGAAGTTCACCCAGATGGAAATGCAGAGTACAAGCATTACGAGACCTACCTTCGTGACATGTCCTCGAACACTCAGGTGGAAGGTGATCATGCACCACCTAAGAAAGAGAAGTATGAAGTCCACGAACGTTGGGGGTTCCTGCCAATCGAAAAGGCCAAGGAATTGCTGCCGGACGAGAAGGATGAAGTGTGGGATCAAATGGGTCCCGAGGTTGCTTGCAACTTATGGATGTTGGATACAATCATAATCAAGGCAATCATCAGCCCCATCGAAGGTGCTGAGCTACCGTACTACTTCTATTACTTTGACAAAGACGAGACCAGTATCTTTGGTGATGGTATACCTGAGATCATGAGAGATCCACAGACGTTGTATAATGCATCCGTCCGTGCTATGCTTGATAATGCTGCAATTTCTGCAGGCCCAATTATCGAAGCAAACATCGACCTGTTGGCTGATGGTGAAGATCCAACAGCTCTGTTCCCGTTCAGGGTATTCCAGAGAATAGGTTCAGGCATTGAAGCTGGACAGCAAGCTATTCGGGTAACGAAGCTACCTTCTTATACGAATGAGTTCTTGGGGTTGGTGGACTTCTTTCAGTCAACAGCAGATGAATCTACAACCATACCACGATCACTGTCCGGTGTTACAGACTCCGGCCAGCAGGGTGCAGCCAAGACTGCTACGGGTATGTCCATGTTAATCGGTGCATCGAACATTACACTGAAAGACCAGGTTCATTTTTATGACGAAGGTGTGACACGTAAGTTCATTAAGGCCATGTACTTTTGGAACATGGAGTTCAACCAGAAACAAAATATTAAAGGTGACTACAACATCGTGGCACGTGGATCGAAATCACTCATTGCTAAAGAGGTCAAGATGGAACAGATCAATCAGTTCCTCTCCCTCACAAACAACGAGATCGATCTGCAGTACATCAAACGTGATGTCTTGCTTAGAGAGCTTGCTGATATCTTTGATCTTAATAAGCTTGGTTTTATTAGGACTGAGACTGAAGTTCAGCAGCAGCAAAAAGCACAGGCAGAGTCCTCAAAACGTATGCAGGATCAAGAGATGTTACTTGAGGCCATGAAGGCTGAATCGTCCGGGCACGTACCAGATGCTGTGAATCGGACAATGGAACTATTTAACATTCAACTGCCGGGAGGGGCAGAAGGTGTAGATCCTAACCGGGTACAGGGAGGTCAGCTTGGCTAAAGCCAAAGAACTTGTTAACCTTATGAAGTCTTCTCCAGACAGCACATCCTACCTCAGATTAGTTGACTATTGCAATACGAGAATAGTTGAGATACAGGGATTGCTTGTAAAGGAGACAGACATGGATGAAGTAAAAAGATTACAGGGCCGGGCCACAGAGTTATTTGAACTGCTCAGTGGCCTCGTCCGAAAGCCGGTTACTAACCAGTACACCGGATCGTTTGATTAGAGTATGGGCCTCATGGCTGAGACACCCCAAACACTTTAACCGGGATATCTGTAAAGACCCCACAAGGAGGCATTATGCCAGATGAATCGTATGTAACACCAGAACAGTTTGCAAAAGATCAGAAGGAATACGAGGATGTCCTTGATGACATCTTCAACAAATCTGACGAGGAGTTAGCAGAGGCAGAAGCAGCTAAAGCTAAAGAGGCTGATGGGGCATCGGGGGATGCCAATAAAGATCAGTCACCTGAAGCTAAGCCAGCAGAACCTAAAGATGCTCCTGCACCTACCCAAGAAGCTGACCCGACAAAATCGGATACCGGCATGCAGGCAGATGGTACAAACTGGAAGGCCAAAGCTGAAGAGTTAGAGGCCGAGTTAAAGAGGGAACGGCAACGGACAGGAAGTTGGGATGGCCGGATCAAAGCTGCTAATAAGAAGGTGGCTGATCTGGAGGCAGAGAACGAAGCCTTACGTCAGCAGGTTGAAGCAAAGGCCACTGACACAGCATCCAACGAAGAGCAGTCTGAACAGGAAGTCATGGATGCCTTTAGGGAAACCTTCCCAGAGCTTACAGAAGTGGTGGATATTCTTGAGAAGAGAATCAAGAAATTCCAACCAGCTGCAGCTCCGGCTAAAGAAAAACCCGAACCGAAGGATGATCATGATGAAGATCCTAAACCAGCACCCGTTGATGATACCACGGCACAATCAGAACACTACCTTAAGTTAGTCAAGGCACACCCTGACGTTGACGAGTTGGTAAGATCTGGTGCACTTATAACTTGGATCAACACTCAGCCCGAGTACATACAGCCCTACTTGAACAGTGTCGTATCAAAAGGCACGACAGATCAAGTAATTAACACTGTCAAAGAATTTAAAACAAAGACTGGATGGAAGTCCAGTATATCAGTAGGGGATGACGGTAAACAAAAGAAACTGCAATCGATGATGGAAACCGATGGTCAGTCTCCTGGTCCGAAAACAGATGGCCCAGATCGGAATGACTTTGCAGGTGCTGCCAAAGAAGCAGGTCTTTAACCTGAACCTCTCCTGAAATAATCTCAAGGAGAATTAGTAAAAATGAGTACAATTACCTATGGTGACATTTCCCCTCGTACAGCTGCTTTCGTAGTTCGTGACCTTCTGAAACGTGGTATGCCTTGGTTGATCTTCGAGAAGTTTGGTCAAGCCAAAGTTCTTCCGTCGAACAGCACCAAGACAATTCAGTTCCGTCGGTACTACCTGGACAGCACATTCACAACACCAGTCGGTGCTACTGACTTCAACCCGTACGAATACTTCACGGGTAGCAACTTTAACCCGGCCAACAAAGTGTTGACCGAAGGTGTTACACCGGATGCAACCAGTCTGGAAAGTTCTGACTACGAAGCATCTCTGGTACAATACGGTGACCGTGTCATTATTTCTGACGTTGTCATGGACACCCATGAAGATCCTATTCTTCGTGAGGCCGTGGACATTCTGGGTGAGCAAGCTGCAGTGCTGATCGAGAAAACCCGTTACAACGTTTTGAAGGCCGGTCTTAATGTCTTCTATGCCAATGGCACAACACGTATCGGTACCAACACCACACTGTCTTTGCTGGACCAAAGGAAGGTTACACGGTTCCTGAAACGTCAGCTTGGCAAACAAATCACATCCATGGTTAAGTCTACACCTGCTTACGGAACCGAGCCGATTGCTCCGTCTTTCATCGGTATCGTTCACCCAGACGTAGAGCCTGACCTTCGTGCTATCACTGGTTTCGTACCGGTTGAGAAGTACGGTTCGATGACCCCTTGGGAAGGTGAACTAGGGAAAATCGAAGACGTTCGTTACCTGGCTACTACCATCTCCGAGCCTCTGGCCTCTGCCGGTGCTGCCGGTGGTGTAGCTGTTCTGAATAGTGACGGCACCAATGCTGACATCTACCAGACAATCTACCTTGCACGTGATGCCTACGGTATCGTGGCCTTCAAGGGTGCCAATGCTATGACACCTATGGTCGTGAACCCGAAAGCTTCTGACTCTGACCCGTTAGCACAACGGG